TTTGGGGATCTGACCAAGGCTCTAATGTGTCTGACATCTACAACAGTGGAACTCTACACGATCTCTCTGATCTTGGTACAGCTCCGGCGCACTACTGGCGCATGGGTGATGATGATACATATCCTACTATTCAGGACAACGTAGGCTCAGCACACTTTGTTATGTACAACATGACATCAGCGAGCATTGTAACAGATACTCCATAACAACAATCAAGGGGGTCTTCGGATCCCCTTTCATTCAACTAATTAATAGAGGTGACTCGCAATGAGTAAAGCCTACGAACTCGCTACCGTACTCGGTGGTGGGACTTTAGTAACAGATACAGATTTATCTACAGCGATCGCAGGTGTTGGGGGTGGTATTACGTCAGTAAACGAATACTTTCTAACAAGTGGTGAAACATCTGGTACTAGCACAGCGTACATTGAAGGTGCAGTCACTAGGACTTCTTCTTCTTATGGCACAGCCTTGACTGTCAATATTGAACAAGAAACGAACGGCAGGTGGGGAAGAACATTCCAATTTACTGAAACTGGTGTCTACTTAATTCAGTTTAATATTAGTGGGTATTCTTCAAGTGCGGACTCAAGACAAGCCATAATCCATCACTCAACTGACTCAGGTTCAAACTACGGTACGATAGCTCTGGGGTACTCGGATGGTACTAACACTTGGACTAATAATAATATGTCAGTGGTTTTAGATGTAACAAACATAAGCACATCAAGAATTAGGTTTGGTATGCAAAATGTGAGCAGCGCAGTTACCGTTGAGGGTAATGGCGGCATATCTCAAACAAGTATGACTTTCATCCGCTTAGGCGACACAACAGGATAACAACATGAACAGCACAGACAAAGACAAAGAACTGTGCGAGCTAAAGATCAAAGTCAATCAACATGATTGGCAGCTTAAGCAGACTGAACATAGTCTCAAAAAGCTCGAAGACTCTGAGAAATCGCAATGGAGTAAACTCCGCGAGATTACCCAGAAGATCAACACAGTCAAATGGACTGCAATCGGCATAGCTACCGCTGTCATGGCAGAGCAGCTAGGCCTCGGAAAGATATTTAAACTACTAGGAGTATAACATGGGTATTACTGAGTTAATCGCTGGTGTCTTTAAACCAGCGGCAGATTTAGTAGACTCCTTGCACACAAGTGATGAGGAACGTCTACAAGCTAAAGGTCATCTATTAGATGTCCAAGCAGCAGCAATGCAACGTGTCTTTGATTATGAGAAGTCAGCTCTTGAAGGGCAGCACAAAGTAATCACAGCAGAAGCAAGCAGCTCAAACATCTTAGCTTCCTCTTGGCGGCCTATCACTATGTTAACATTCCTTGTGTTAGCCGTAGGTGACTCTTTAGGACTCCTCGCGTCTCCCTTACGGGATGAGGCATGGATGCTACTTCAACTAGGCTTAGGCGGCTATGTCGTAGGTCGTAGTGGTGAGAAGATCGCTAAGACAATGAAGAGTTAACTAATAAGAGACTATGAAGATGTCGAACTATGACGAAGCAGTTTATTTAATATTAAAGCATGAGGGCGGGTACGTAAACAATCCTAATGACACCGGAGGGGAAACCAACTTCGGCATTAGCAAGCGAGCGTATCCTGACCTCAACATAGCGGAGCTGTCCGTAGAAACAGCACAAGAGATTTACAAACGAGACTTCTGGGACAAGGTTAAAGGAGATAAACTTCCTGAAGGCTTAGACCTCATGGTGTTTGACTTCGCGGTTAACGCGGGGGTGTCCAGAGCGTCTAAGGTGTTACAGAAGATCTTAGGTGCCAAGCAAGACGGTATCATCGGTTCCAAAACCTTAAACCTCTTAAAAACCCAAGGTGACACACTAGGGTTAATCACAGAATACTACCGCCTGAGACAGGCTTATTATGAGTCTATCGACTCCTTCCAGCATTTCGGACATGGTTGGACAAGGCGTAACAATGAAACTCTTAAGGAGAGTTTATCATGGATATGTTAGAGAAATTAGAAGCGGCCCTTGCAGGTGACTTGTTAGAACGAGTCCAAAGCGGCCAAGCTACCGCAGCAGAACTAGCAGTAGCTCGCCAGTATCTTAAGGATGCCGGAGCATTCAATGGTGTTATTGAGTCAGGAAGCCCTGCTCACAACCTATTGAGTAACCTACCCTTTGATGAGGTAACTCACTAATGGCTAGGGATTATAGTAAAGAACGTAAGTATGATAGTCAGCCGCACGTCAAAGCGAAGCGAGCTGCACGTAACAGAGCGCGACTTAAGGTTAACAAAGCCCGACAAGCGGCAGGTAAATCTAAGTTAAAAACTAACCAGCAGGTTGATCATAAAGATCGTAACCCGCAAAACAATTCGATGAAGAACCTTCAGATATTATCTCCCAAGGCTAACACTCGTCGCAAATACAAGTGAGGGCATATGGGCATTGATATTATTCTCGTATCAGGGTTACTATTCATCGCAGTAACATGCAATTCAGTTCAATAAGGAATCAACATGACTAATAAAGTATGCTCGAAGTGCAACCTCCGTAAGGACGTTCGTAACTTCAAGAAGGAATCTGACAGCGTTTGTATCAGCTGTACACCTAAGAAACCTAAAAAGGCCAAAAAAGAGGACTAAGTAATGTCCAAGAAGACTATAGATAATGAATTACCGGCTCAGTTGAAGGACTTCAGGAACTTCTTATACGTTGTATGGAGCCACCTGAACCTCCCTGAGCCTACTCCTGTACAATATGACATGGCTAACTACCTACAGACCCTACCCCGCCGAGCTATTATTGAAGCATTCCGAGGTGTCGGTAAGAGTTACGTAACAGCTGCCTTCGTGGTACACCAGTTACTCCTAGACCCGGACACCAAGATCATGGTTGTCTCGGCTTCTAAGGCCCGTGCAGACGATTTCAGTACGTTTACACAGAGATTGATCATGGAATTACCCATGTGTCAGCATCTAATAGCAAAGAAAGATCAACGATGGAGTAAGATTGCCTTTGACGTGGCCCCTGCGAAAGCCTCGGGTTCCCCAAGTGTTAAATCCGTAGGTATCTCGGGCCAGCTAACAGGTAGTCGTGCTAACTTGATCATCGCGGATGACATCGAAGTACCTGCCAACTCTATGACACAAGGTATGAGAGATAAGTTAGGCGAAGCTGTAAAGGAATTCGACGCTGTACTCTCCCCGGAAGGTAAAATATGTTATCTAGGGACTCCACAGTGTGAACAGTCGTTATATAACGTCCTAACAGAGCGTGGTTACCAGCTACGTATCTGGCCAGCTCGTGTACCTAATGCTGAGAACGCTGAGAAGGCTTATGGAGAGCGATTAGCTCCTATGATATGGGATAGGATACATAAGGAAGGAAAGCCCTCAGAAGGCCTCTCCGTGGATCCTAAGCGATTTGATGATGAAGACCTTTTAGAGCGTGAACTGTCTTACGGACGTTCGGGCTTTGCTCTTCAGTTCATGTTGGACACAAGTCTAGCTGATGCCGATAGGTATCCTCTGAAGATGTCTGATCTCATTGTAATGTCAGTCGACCGGGACAAGATGCCCGAGAAGCTCATATACTCCCGTTTAAGAGAGGTTAAAGACCTCCCTAACGTAGGCCTTAGTGGAGACAAGTTCTTCGCACCTGAGTCCTCCGTGGGCGCCTACGTAGACTTTGACGGCTCCGTGCTTGTTATTGACCCATCTGGACGTGGTTCGGATGAAACAGCCTATGCTGTAGTCAAGAATAGAGGCGGTACATTGTACGTACCTGACGCTGGAGGTATCCAAGGTGGTTATGGACAAGAAACACTAACGAAACTCTGTAACATTGCTAAAGACCACAAGGTTAACGTGGTGTTAGTCGAGAGTAACTTTGGTGATGGTATGTTCACTGAGCTACTGACTCCTTATATGCGTGACATCTACCCCTGTACAATGGAAGAGGTACGCCACAGTAAGCAGAAGGAACACCGTATCATAGACACTATGGAACCTGTGATGAACCAGCACCGTCTAGTAATAGACCCCAAGGTAATCCAAAGGGACTATGACAGTGTACAGAAGTATCCCATAGAGAAACAAAATCAATACATGCTCATGCACCAGCTAACCCGTATAACACGCGAGAGAGGCTCTCTGGCCCACGATGATAGACTGGATGCCTTGGCCATGGGTGTTGCTTACTGGGTTGAACAGATGGCAGCAGACGTAGACCTAGAGATGCGTGAACGCAGGGATGAGTTAATGAAAGATGAGCTAGATAAGTTCATAAATGGATACAATACTAATCAATCTACTACAAGAGGTACATCGTGGATATAGAAGATAAGAGAATGGTAAGACTAACATGGGTAGATGCCCAAGAATCATGTACTGGTTGGTCTGACTGGGAGGACATGGTAGATGCTCCACTAGCGGAGTGTCAGGAAGTCGGCTGGCTTATCGTCAACAATGATGAGAAGGTAGTTATGATGAGGTCTTGGCATGCTGCTGAAGAGCAAGGTGGAGCCTGTATAGCTATCCCTAAGACTTGGGTACTAAAGATAGAAGAATTAGTACCTATCGAATGGGAATCAGAAAACGAGCTTTATGGATATGACTTCGAGTGGTAAAAGCCACGAATGTGACGCTAATCACCCCCAAGAAGACGGGGGTGTAACCCTTTGATTACCTTAGGGTTCCTATAAGTCCCCTATGGTGGAAAGAGAGAACCCCTAAGAACCCCCCACCCCCCTTCAGATATCTATAGAGTATACACTTAAGTATACTTAAGAACTCTAAAGTATACCTATATGTATACTCTATAGTCTTGTTACTTTACTACTCTTTAGAGTCTATGGGTGTCTAAGGGTTTCTAAGGTGTCTTACATTCTTGTCACTTATCACTTATATCAATGACTTACACCACTATATTTATGACAGAAAAATCTGAGTGGGTAATACGGTAGTAAGCGTTTTTGATTTTTCCCCCGTGGGGGTGCCTTCGATTACCCAGAGAATAGCCGTCGATACGGTCACGTATAGGGCACAGCGCCACTGGATACGCCACTGGATATGCCACAGGCCACAGAACTAGGGGCTTAGCGCCCGATATAATATCGTGTGTATGCTGGCAGACTATATATATGTACGAATTGTCGGTATATATCTACATATCCTTGGTGACTCTTTATATCTATGTCTCTCTTTGTCTTTTATATTGATTGTTTTCATTGGTCGATAGCTGACAAGAAGGCAGGACACCTTAGAACACCTTAGACACCCAGCGAACACCACAGCCATCTACTGCCCTCTGTTGTCCTAACACTGTGGGTTATCTATGGGTACTCTATGGGGTTCTATAGTGTGCTACCGATATAGAGCCAGACAGCAGGTGGTCGGTCTACGGTCATGCCGTGGGT